ATGGGCATTGCGCCGCTCACTGACACGAAATGCCGGAACGCCAAGCCAGAGGCCAAAACCTACAAGCTGCAGGACGGCCAAGGGCTATACCTTGAGGTGCGAACCAACGGGGTAAAAACGTGGCGCTACCGCTATTGGATCGAAAACAAGGACGGACTTTTCACCATTGGCGACTATCCAGGGGTGACGCTGGCGGAGGCCAGAAAAGAGAGGGAGTGGGCGCGAGAGCAGGCGAGGCTCGGGCTAAATCCAACGCAAGTGAAGGCAGCCGAAAAGGCGCGGCGTATGGATGCAGCGGCAACCACGTTTGAAGTGGTGACGCTGGATTGGATCGAACACAACCGGGATACTTGGGCGGCAGACTACGCCGATAAGATCACGGGCACGATGACCAAGGACGCGTTCCCGCTGATCGGTGCAATGCCGATCAAGTCAGTCGAGGCAATTCACTTGCTCAAGGTGGTCCGGGCCATCGAGAAGCGCGGGGCACCGAGTGTCGCGGCGCTGTTCCGCATGTGGGCGGGTCAAATGTTCCGGTACGCGGTGATCGAGCAGCTTGCAACGGGCGACCCATCGGTGGCGCTGAAGGGCGCGATCAAGAAGAAGCCGGTCAGGCATAACCCGCCCCTGACCAAAGACGACATCCCGAAGTTCGTGGCAAAGATCGAGATCAACGGCGGCTGGCCAGCCATGCGGATTGCCATGCGGTTGATGCTGCTGACGTTCCTGCGGACTCAGGAACTGCGCATGGGTGAGTGGTCGGAGATTGATTTTGACGCGGCCGAATGGCGCGTGCCTGCCGAACACATGAAGATGGCGAAGTACATGCTACCGGGCGAGGTTCATATCGTGCCACTGTGCCGCCAGGCGCTTGACCTGCTGCGCGAACTGCACAAGCTGACCGGGAACCGCACGCATCTGTTCCCGAATATCCGGAAGCCAACAACGTGCATGTCGCGGACGGCAATCAATCGAACCATAGAGCGCATGGGCTACGGTGGCGAGTTTTCCGGTCATGGGTTCAGATCGACGGCCTCGACATACCTTCACGAAATGGGCTGGAACGAGAAGGCCATCGAGCGCCAGCTTGCGCACACCGAACGCAACAAGGTCAAGGCGGCATACAACCATGCCGAATACATGACAGAACGACGGGAAATGATGCAGGCCTGGGCGGACTGGATTGACGGCCTAGTCAGCGCGGCCGAGGGAAAGCAATCGACAGCCACAGACGCTGCCACGCCAGAGCGCACGCAAGGCCGTGATTGAACAGCATCAAGGCCGGTGGGTGAGCCGCTTTCCATCGTTCAAGGCTGATGATTTGTGCGTTCATCGATGCACCACGCTTTCCGGTAGTAGGTGATCTTCTCGGTTCCCTTGAAGAACAGCGGCGGGATGAACCGAGGCCGAGGTGACAACGGGACATACTCCCGCTTCTCGATGTCGCCGTTCTGTAGCTCATAGATCACGCTAAAGTGCGGAAACCAACCCCAGCGCGAGCGACGAACAACCAGGTGATCTGACGAACGACCGAAGCGCCAGTGCCGCAGCGCATAGGTCAGGCAGTTTTCAAACTTTCTCGCCATAGTGGCTTCCCCCGCCGAGCCGGACGCCGGCCCAAATCCCCCAGGCGCGCCATGCGGGTATGCCGGAGGCAATACACGCCTCTTTCAGCACGGCATCAGCCAGCGCACGCGGCACTTCTCTCGTTGAGTACAGATAGTCATGGATCACCGCCGCCCGGTCAGCCATCGCGCCGAACAAGTAAAATGCCACCGGAACACGTGGACATGACTCAAAGTCGGAAACGAACCCGGACGGAACTACGATCAAACGCTTGGCAACGTCCGATTTATAGACCAGCGGAGCCAGCAATTGCCACAATCCCCGGTATTCGTTGGTGGCGTCATCGATGATCTTGGCCTGTAGATCGGTGATGAACTTTGGCATCACTGCACCAGCGGCGCGAGTGCAGCATTGATCAGCGCGATACCCAGCGTGGCAGCCTGCTTTTCTTCCGGCGAAATTGGCACGGCCTGAATCACCTTGAGCAACACAGGAACGCCGTTGCGCAGCAGGCTTTGCAGGTCGGCAATATTCACCGACCCGGAATCACACACCGCATCGATCAGCGGCGCAGCAACGACCAGATCGGCAGCAATGGCGGGATCAGCGGCGCCGGGCACGGCGAGAACGCCGACAACGGCCTGCACGGACGGACAAACATCGGCGGCGATCTGGTTCGGGGTCTTGGAGGTCAGTTGAACCGGCTGGCCGGTAGTTGTGCAGGCTGCCAACAGGGCGACAACAATTAGGGCGATGAAGCGTTTCATGGGACGACTCCTAAAAAGCGCAGGAAATGCCTGCGGTTGATATTTCAAGCTGGGTTAGCTCGACCAAAGGGCGGCAAGCCGGTGCGGCGAAATGCATGGCGGCAGCCAGCGCAAGGACGGCGAGAATCACAGCGATTGCAGGTCGCGGACGGCAAGCGCCACGGCACCCGTCGCAAGACCGATGTTGAATTTAAGGAAATCCGGCCGCTGGCTCGGGTCGTAATAGGCAATAACAGCCCATGCGACATAGCCAACCAGCCCGGCGGCAATGGTGATGGTTTTCTTGTCCATGACTACTCCTGAAGCGGGCGCGCCTGGATGCGCCGGCCAATGGCCTCGGCGTCCTCGATAGCGCTCGGATTGAAAGCCTTGTAGTTGCCAAGATGCCCTACCGCCAGATGGCAGCAGATGCCGTTCCGCCACGATTCGCAGAGCGTCACGAAATTTCGGGGATCAAGTTCCAGTTCAGGATGAAGGTGGAACGGTAGAACGTGATGTACTTCCAGCTTTTCGGTACCTCCGCAGCAGGCACAAGTCGGGTGCTCTGTCAGGTGCTTTTTCCGAGCCGCCGGCCATTGCGGAGAGCGCGGATTGCCGAGGGTAGTCTTGCCCTGGGCAACATCGGAAAGATGCTCGACGATCTTCATTTATCGGGCTCCAGAAAAGCAAAAACCGCCCGAAGGCGGTTGTTTGAATCAAAGCCGATTACTTGCCGGCTGGACGCTTATCGAGGCCCTTCTCAGCCAGCAGAGCTGCCAAGTCTTCGATGTGCAGACAATCGCACATGCAGGCCATAGCGTTACTCGACTGAACAGGAGCAATACCACCGTTGCAATAGTCGTTACCCGGTGTCGCGCTGTGCAGAACGCCAAAGGCGTTGAGTTTTCCATCGGAGCCGATCTGAACGATGATGTCGCCGTTCTTTGCCTCGCGGCCGTTGCGGTAATGCATGGTGCTTCCTTTCGAATATAAAACCGCCCGAGAGCGGCGTGGTTAAGCCAAAGCGCGAATTCGCGTTAGGGGTTTGGAATGTCGTATTGATCGAGCCGGTACTGCCGGATGATCTGGCACAGCTTCTCTGCATAGCGCGGGTCGGTGGCATAGCCAGCAGCGGCCACCTGTCGGGCGAAGTCTTCCCCGGTTCGCTTTCCGGTCATCGCCAGCCGATAGCGCGGATTCACGGCAAAGAACTTGGCGCGGTCGTTTATCGAGGCCAGCCAGCCTGGGTATTTCCGCCATGCAGCGGTGACCGTGACCCATTGGCCCTTGATGAATTCCTTCGTAGGCAGGTAGAGCACGTTGCCCTTCCATCCCGCATCGGCTTTCACGCCGAACAGGTTGAAAGCCTGCTTTGCCAGTTCAGAATCGCCCCATGCCGATTCAAGCGCAGCCTGGGCAATCGTGAAGCTGGCCGGGATGCCGGTGATGTGGGCTGACTCCTGTGCAGCCGGCCCGATGGCGGCAATGAAATCGGCCGGTTTCATCGCGATGCCAATGTGTCGATGCGATCAAACAGCTTGTTGATCATCTGCTTGATCTCGGTAATGTCTTCCCGGTAGTCATCCTTCCTGACGTAGTGCGCCAACTCCTTTTTGGCATCGTCATGGGCTGCTCGCAACTCCTTGATCGAATCGGAGAGCCCGCGAATAACGATCCCGCCAAAGAAGGCGATCAAACCCAGAAGTACGTTGAAAATAACGATGCCGATCGAGATGTATTCGCCGGTGCTCATTGCCGTATTCCCCTTTGAAATGGCAAAAAAAAGCCGCCCGAAGGCGGCCTGAATGGGTATTTGTCTTGTTACGCCGGGCGAGCTGGGAGCGACGGCATCTGGGCAATGAAAGTTTCGATGCTGTCCGGCATCGAAGCATGGCCAGCGAGAATGTCGGCCTTGAACTGCCCGGCCCACACCCACACCGCAGAACGCCAGCCGCGCAGGGCGACAGCCTCGGCATTGAAGCGCGGATACGGGTCGCCGACATACGAAACGGCGGCGCGCAGGTCGTCGTATCCCCACGATTGCGCACCGGCATCGAGCGCCTTTTGAATAGCCGCCATGTAGATCGCAACGATCTGATCCGGAGTCAGCGGCGGATTCTGGATAGCTTCCGCCTCGGTATCGCTGACGGTAATACAACCAGCCGGAAGCAACGACTCGGCACCGTTTGCTACGTCCTCGACGCTGAGAAAATGAAGGCCATTGGCCTGGTCTTTGAAGTAAGGCATGGTTTCCCCTTAGCGAAGTTCTTTCCAGTTGATGCTGGAATAGGTGCCGGCGATAGTCGCAATAGAGACGGAATACGAGGCCCCCGGCGGGATAATGGTATTTGCACCAAAAATGTCGGTGTTCCCGTAAGTCATACACCCAGGCAGAGTCGTCCCGTTAATCGTGAAATTAACAGCGGCAGCGCCAGAGCCGGCTGTTTGAGTGCCGCTAACATGTGCAACAATCGGTTTCCCAGTTGTGTTGTAGTAGGTCGTCCCGACGCTCCTGCTTCCGGTTACATCTTGCCAAGTTTGGCCGTATCCAACGGAAGCCATAGCAGCAAATGACTGACCACCAGCCCCTTGAACCAGCGTAGGAGCGGTCGCCCAGGTTCCAGCGGTCGCCTCGCTGATGTCGATGAATCCGACCACGCGGAATGGCACATTGCTACGCGCAGTCGTCGAGTAAATTACTCCGGCACTGTTCGACGCGCCGCTGATCGCCGTCGTGCTGATCAGCGTCGTTTCGTCGAGATTGACACCGCCGGCCAGATTGGAGACAGCCAGTTCTACCGTGCCAGCGTTGTCGATGGCGATCAGAACCAGGCGAGCAGACTGCCCTGACACCGTGCCGAGCGTTGCGCCGCTGGGAACGACCAGAGAAAGCGCGGAGAAGGTGCGCGTATTGGGCGCCCCGGTGGTCAGCGTTGAAGAACGGAAATCGAGCGAATTGGCAGCAAGGCCGAGCGTCAGCGCATTAGATGCAACAGAGGCACTGACCGACTGCAATTGCTTTCCAGACACCGAATCCTTGCGCGCGAAGGTCAGCGACGTCGTGCCGATGGTGATCGCTCCATCGGTCGACAGTTCGAAGATTCCGTCCGCGTTGGCCGTGCCTTCCTGAACGACCACCAGCATGCTGGCGTACAGCTCGCCGACGCCATCCGAATCGGTAGCCCGAGTCCATGTGCCATTGGCACCCGTGCCTAGCGTGGTCACGACATAGATGCCATTCTGGCTGGCCGTCGATTGATCCTTGACCAGAATGCGATCACTGGCCGCCAGTGTTACGCCGTCCAGCGTATTAGGCGCACCGCCAGCCAGCGTTGCGACGTTCGCTGTCGTGGCCGCACGGACCGGCTGCTTGATACCGCCCGCGGTGATCATCGAATTGATGGCCGCCGTCAGGTTGGCGACGATGGTTGAAGTCGTGCCGTCATCAACAACATTGGGCCCGGAGTTGGCAATAAACTGCGCCACTGCCGCCGCAATGATCGAGGACTGCCGCAGAGCCTTATTGAACTTGGCCGACTCAGCCACTCCCGCCTGAAAACCGTTGGCCAGAAGTGCCGTCTCGGCTGCATACGCGGCCTGCGCTTCCACATTTGCGCTACCGCCTACCGCGAACGGTAGAAAGTCATTTGTGCCTGCCATTATTGCCCCTTAGAGAGAAACGCCAAATGCGCCGGTATCGAACCCGGCGATGTACTGATTGGATATGTCGAAGCCGAACATGGGAGATCCGCTGATCGATGACGCGGTGTAGCCATTGATTCGCACACCGGCTGGCTTGATCGGGAGGTATCCGTTCTTGAGCAGCGAAGTCAGGACAGCAGATGGGCGATTTCCAGCGACATAGACATTCATCGACATGTCCTGGTTATCGACTGCGAAGACCAGCGACCCAGAACCGGCAAAGACCTGGTTCATGACCGCGTTCCAGCCGGGAAGCGATCCGTCCCATGTGTTTGCGCCGATCTTTGCCCTGATCAGCCGACGGTATGTTTCATCGTCCAACTTGGTCAGGCCTTCTGCCGGATCGAATGGCCCCTTGATTGAGCCTTGGTCAAATCCCAGATTGATCGTGTCGAAGGAGAAATACACCGCCAACGGGACAAGGACATTCCGGGAAATGCCTACCCACAGACCGACCGCGTCGAGTTGCGCGCCGATGGCGTTGTCCAGATCGAAGGCCGGAGGAATGGCACGAAGCGCATTGCCAATGTCAGCAAAGCATCCGGCCACCGCTTCGACAAGAGCCGTGAGTTTCGGCTTACCCTTGTGCTGCGCGGTGATCAGCGCAGAGTAATCGCTGGCGGTTGCCATCAGGTCACCGTCAAGGCGATATTGGCAACCGTGCAGGATGCCTTTTCGTTGAACAGTACTGCCACGTCCGGAGAACCGGCGCCGTGCGGCCCGGTCAGCGCCAGTGATGCGACCTTGAACGACGTGCCGGCCGATTTCGCCGCGGCAATCGAATAATCCCACTCGACACAGCCGGCATCACCGCCACCGATCAGCGTGGCGTTGATGTAGTCGGCGATGGCCTGCTTGATCTGGTTGCCGACAGCCGTCGTGTATCCGGTCAGCGCCTTGATGGTGACCGCTACCGTGATCGGCGCATCGGTCGGCCGGAAGAAGCGGATCGTATGGGAAATCCCGATGTTGTCGGTCACCGTCGCCGATGTCGTGCCGTGCGTGTAGGTTCCCGGTGCTTTCTTGGCGGCGATCTGGGCAGCGATGTCAGCCGACACGCCACCATCGACCACGACGGCGATGGCGTGCTCTGGAATGCCGTTGCTGTCGGTGGCATTGGTGTCATTCTCGTAGGCTCTGATCTGCTTCACCCCGGAGAGCGAAGCAATGGCCCCCACAATTCCCTCAAGAATGGTCAGCGATGGAATGGCCACCGACTGCGCCTGGCGAACGCGCAGCGCAGCATCCTTTTCGACTGGCTGGCCGGGAGTAGCCGCTGCGTTATTGGTCACCGTCTGCCATCCATAGGTCGGCGTCGAAATCCTGTTGATAGTGCCGATGCCAGCCGCCACGGCACCGGAAGCAAGACAGGTAGCAGTTACGACGATGCTGCCGGACAGCGGAATCGTCACCAAAGCAGGAAGCGCCCACTTGTTTCCGTTATCGTCGGCCACAAGGCCATTGGTGATCTGCGTACCTGCCACGCCGACAACGGTCAGGTCGGCGCTCGAGAACGATGCCGACTGTTTGGCAATGCCGTTGATCTTGACGACCGAAGCGAGACCATTGCCTTGCGCCGTGGCGGGGCTGAAAGCGTTGTAGCAGGCCACGGCAGACGCATTGCTGTCGTTGATTGCCGTCGCGACGATCCCGAGGAATTGACCGTCCTGCGAATCGTTGCCGAGATAGATGTCGGCGCCGAAGATAGACCGGTATTGCGCTTGCAGGTAGGCCAGGACGTCGGCGAAACTCGGCGCGGAAATGCCGATGTCGCTGATGGTGGGCGCGGTGGGGGATGCCATTTACAGGGTCTCCGAGATTGCCACGGCGCCGAAGGCCGTATTGATCGTTGCCGTGATGGAAAAGGCGCGTGTCTCGCCGTCGAAACTGCTGCTGTAGTCGGTGATCTCGGTCACGCCTGGCGTGCCGAGAATGCGCTGCTTGATGACCGAGTCCGGATTGCTTCGCTGGAAGCGCTTGCCAAGAATGTCTTGCATGTACGGCGTGCCGTCCGACGTGTCGATGAACCATTCGCCCTTCCACAATTGCAGTCGGGTGCGGACAGCCTGGGCGACGGCCTCGGGCGAATCCTTGAGAAAATCGGCCCCGCTGCCGAGCGTGTAGTCGCCGGCAGAATCCAGTTTTCGGTATTGCATGGGTTACTCCGCTTGGACGATGCTGGTCGCGTGTGATCCGACCGAAGCGGTCTGATTCGGCGTGCTGGTCGGGCTGCCGCTGGCGTTGCTGGTGTGCGTGTGGCTGTTGAACAGGGTGATGAACACCTCTGTGCATAGCTTCTTCAGTGCCGCTCCGGCGTTCTTCAGGACGATGCTCGGCGCTGTCAGGGAAACGGCACCTGTCGCAACGACTGAGACGTTGCCAGCCGAATTGATCGTGATATTCCCGGCAGCCGTCGCTTCGATATCCCCCGAAGTCAGCGCCTTGATCTTGTGACTGGTCGGGTTGATCTCGACGTAGGCCGTGCCGTCATCGCTGCGCAACTGCGCTGCCGTGGTGCTAACGGAGAACTTTCGCGGCTGCGACCGTACTCCGGGCAGGACAAATCCGTCCGACAGGTCATGCATGCGGATCTCTGCTTGCCCACGAACGCCGCCGAGCTGCCACCACGAATCGATGCAGCGCGAAGCGAAGACCACCAGGCACTCATCGCCCGGCTTGATCGGGAAGGTCAACGTCGCGCCGCCGCCACCAGGGAAGCATACCGGGCAGTCGAGCAGCAATGGCATCTGAACATCAACCAGATCGCCGTTCTGCATCAGGCGGGAACCACTGACCGCCGGCTGTACCTTGCAAGTCATTGCATCGGCGTCGAAGCTGTCGATGATGCCTGGCAATGCCGTCCAGATCGCGCCTTGCAGGCCACCGAGAGCCATGCGCAGCATTTCTTCGCTGTCGGCTATTCGTTCTCTGCGATCCATCAGCCGTACCTCTTGATCGAGCCGATGTCGCCATTGACGCCTTGGCGCGGGATGTAGCTGGCTGGTATCGCAGCATCAATGGCCAGACAAAGCAGATCGGAATACCACTCCGTTCCCCGAGTGTCACCGACGTGATCAGCGATCATGACGTAATAGAGGCCATCGGCGTTAGTCTTGATCGACTGCTCGGCCATCAGATTTCCGGGCTGCTGATTGATGCCCAGCCCGAACCGATAGCCCTGAATGCTCTTGTTATCGAGTTGCACGGCCTGGCCGATCTTCAGGTTCGGATTCAGCAGCGTGCGAACCCGGATGCCGTTCTGTGTCTGCTCCGGCAGTCCAATCATGCCGGTAGCAGAGGTGATGACCGGCACGTCGCCCGGTATATAAGCCGTCTCCGGGATCATGTTCAGCTTGCCGTCTTGAATGCTCCAGGCGGTCTGTGTGTTGCGAGCGATCTTGCGCATTTCATCACGGCTCATGCCGTACATGACCTTGCCACGCGGTAGCGGATTGCCGGGCAGGTCCGGGATGTAGCCCTTCGTGACGGCATGCTCGGCCATGCCTTGCAGGACTGCTGCCACATGGTCTTTCGGCGTCGATCCTGCGGCCAGGCTGAGCGACGTCATGGAGAAGTTGTAGGCGCTATCCCCATCGGCGGCCGTAATGTCGATGTAGGTATCGGTGCTGGATTCACGACCTCGGCGCACTTGCTTGATCTCGCCATCGAACAGTATTCCAAAGTTGCCGTCATAGCCGCCCCGAATGACGACCCGGGTAAATTCGGGCTGCGGCAGAATCTGGCGGATGCGGTCGGCCGTGCTGTCCGAAACGTTATAGACCCGGATGTCGGCGCTGTTCGGCGTCTGCAGGTCGCCGCGCCGGATGGCGAAGCGAAAGCGCAGCGTCGATAGGTCAATGGCCTTGCCTTTGTCACCGCCGACGATCAGGCTGGCTTTGCGCAGATATTGTGGAGTGCTCATATCACCACCAGCGGACGGCGACGATAAACAGGATGAAGATCAGAGCCCATGCCATGCGCTGAAGAACCGGTGATTTTTCAATTAATTCCAGCAACTTGACCACCTCGCGATTCACGCTAAAATTCATTCAGTTCCTCACGTTGCTTTCTCAACGGGTTGAAACAAGAAAGCCCAGAACACTTGCCGGTGTCTGGGCTTTCGCTTTTGTGCATTTGAAGTGGTTAGTCGGTCACCCAGAACAGTAGCGACTCGGCGCCCAGGTTCTCGAAGGTCGGAACCGCATCCGGATCGACTGAGCCGCGCACCCACAGCCGGCCGGCAAATCCGAGGTGCTTGTACTGGGCCAGCAGGTCGGCGCCGGTAACCAGCGGAATGCCCTGAACGATGGGCACGCCCTGCTTGTCGGCAATGTCGATGGTCCATCCTCCCTGCTCGGCATTCCAATAAGCCAGCGTCAGTTGATACTCGATGCCACTCAGCGCAATGGTGAAGCGCTGCGGACTCGGCGATAGCGGGATTTCGAAGAAGTTCGCCATGTCACATCTTATCGATAGGTACTGCGCCGCCACTCATGGGGATGGCCGGACGGCATTGCTTGTAGCCGGTATCCTCAATGGCAGCCGTGCTTGCTGGGTTGGCCTGATTTTCCTTGGCCGGCAAGGTCGTCGCTTGCGTCTGGACGATGATGATCTGCCGGCAGGTCGCCTGCACCATGAGGACGGCGCTGCTGCGCTGGTCAGTGGTTACCTGCAAGCTGGTGATCAGCATGTTGCTGTATTGGCGCTTGCTGGTCGTAATGTCCATCGGCACTCGGCTTTCCTGCAAGGTCAGCAACTGGGAATAGACAGATGACACGTAGTCGGAGGCCGACATCGATCCACTGAACAGCGACGAAATAGCCGATACGAAAGCGCTCAGCGTCGAATTCGACCAGCCGCAACGGATGACGACCTCGCACGGACGTTTATAGGCATGGTCGGTGATCGCCGCGCCCAACTCTACCGGATGCTCGGTGACCTGAAGAGTGTCCGAATGAATCTCTTCCAACATGGCCGCGATCTCGATGCCGCCGATTTTCCCTTTCGGCGCGAACGATAGGAGGTCAAAGAGGGCCATATCAGTTGTAGGACAGCTTCAGATTTCGGGTCAGGTTCTGATTCACGCGGTCTTGCTCGTTGGCGACGGCCCGGCCGGTTGCCGCAGCATCGCCGCCATTGACGTTGATCGTGGTGTTTTGGGCGATCTGCACAGCATCGGCGCCACGCATCGAGGCTTCGCGGTCAGTGGCCAGTGGGCGCTCGTAGTATTTGCTCATGACGCGCCCGGCCATCTCGGCGCTCTGGCTGGCGCGCAGCAGCATGCCTGCCTTGCGCTCGGCGCCATCCGTCAGTTCATAGTTCACGAACCGCATCTGCTCTTCGAGCGTCGATTCACGGATGTCCTTGCCGGCCCAGTTGGCAAAGTTCTTCTGGCGGTCCGGATGCCATTGGGCGATACCGTATGCCTTGCCGCTGTCGCCCACGGCGTTCGGGTTCATGTGGCTCTCGCGCTGCAGGTTGGCGACGATGCCGGAGGCCTGCTCCTTGGTCCATCCCAGTCCCATGAAGAAGCCGACCGGATTGGCAACGCTGGTTCCGGCCGATGGCTTGGCCGGAGAAGCGCCTGACTCGCCGCCATTCTTCAGCGACTGATCCATGCCATCAACCATAGCGCGCGCGGCTTCGCGAGCGCCCTTGACGTCACCGGTCGCCAAGCGGCTCATCATGAATGCGCCGGCCGTTGCTCTGAACCCGAAGTCCATCAGCCAGTTGCCGGCGGTTTTCATGACGTCGACCAGATTTTTGACCAGGCCAATTGCCGATTCGATTGATGGACTCCATTTCTCGATCAATATCAGCGCATCCAGGCCGAGCGAAACGCCAATGGCTTCGATGCGGGTCTGTAATTCGCGCAAGCGGATTCCGAACTCATGCGCCTTCTTCGTTGCTTCGTCGTAGCCGGAGTCTTTGAGCATGGCGCGCTGCTTCTCGACCTCGCGGGCAAAGTCGCCGTTCAGCATGGCGCGCAGCGCATCCTCGCCGATCCCCAGCATGGAACCATACTGGCGTGCCAGGTAATACGGCTTGTCCTGCAATGCAGACCCGAGCGAGATCATCAGGTCTGTCGTGTCCTTCAGGTTGCCGTTCGCGTCGCGCGTCTGCACGCCCAGGCTTTTCAGGAAGCCTTCGGCGGCCGGCGTCTCGCGCATGAACCGGGCGAGCGACTGAACAGACTGCAAGGCCTCGCCAGACGACACGCCGAAGTTCGCCATGGCCTTTTCGAACGACTTGACGTTGATGGCGCTGGCGCCCATCTTCTGCACGGAGAAGTAGAGGGCTTCCATGTTCGCCGCAAATGCCGCCACGCCAGCGCTAACCGTCAGCGCGGCACCGGCAATCGTGGCGACCAGCTTCGTCACCGCAACGGTTGCACCTTCAACGCCATCCTTGAACTTCTTCAGGCCTTTCTCATCGACCTTGAAGCCAAGGGCGACCAGAAACTCCTTGATGGTTTCAGCTTGCGCCATGTTCTTTCCTTGCGATTTCTCGGGCCATCGCTTCGTTGTCAGCGCGAACGGCCAGCGAGTCGTTCATCAGGGCTATGTCGACCAGATCGATCGATCCGTCCTTCAGGCTTTCAAACCGGCACAGGCCGGCGAGTACGGGCGCCAGTAGCCAGTCCTCGCCACCGGGCAGGGTTCGCCATGGCGCATCTATTCCGGACTGCCCATCTGGCTCATAAGCAGCCCTTGAATAAAAGGCCCGAGGCTGTCCTTGATGACTTCGATGGTGACCTGGATCAGGTCGCCGAGGTCCATGTCGTCGAACATGCAGGACTTGGCCTGCTTGTTCCAGACCGGCGCCCAGTTGCCGCCGGCTGCTTGCCGCTTGACCACGGACAGGCAGGTCGACAACACGTATTCGCTGGTCTCGTCGCTCATGTTGGCCAGGCCATCGGCGAACGGGCCAAGCAACTGCGATACGCCGAGCATGTCCTTCGCCAGATTGCCGTCCTGCGCGATCTTGACGAAGAGCGGGATCAGGGTCGGAATGATGGGCGCGATCCGGCGGGAAACATGGAATTGCGCGAACGCATCCAGCTTCCCGGCCCGGAATTGCTTGTCGCCGATGGTGAATTCCATGGCCTACCCCTTACTCGGCGAACACACCGAGGATGGTGTCGATCTTGATGCAGTCGAATGCCCATTCCATGATGTCGCCGTCCTTCTTGTAGTTGATGGCCGGCTTCTTCTTGAATGCAGCGCTGCGCCCGACGGTGACATCCCCATTGACTGGATTGCTGATGGTGATGACGTTGAGTCCATGCAGGCGGCTGGATGCGGTCTGTGCGTCGTACATCGCTTGCAGCTTGGCATTGGTCGGCGATGTCTTGAGCAGGCGGACGGTGATCGTCCCGGACTTGTCGGCGTGCAGAGAGTGCATGCCCTCGCCGTCGGCGCCAATGGTCATGGTGTTCTTGTCGCCGGCCATCTCAATGGAGATGCCCTCTTCGGCCACGGCAGCGCCGTAACCCAGATTGACAGTGCCGGTCGGGCCAGCCAGAGCGGCCTGGATGTCGATAAAGGAATAGGTGCTCATGTGTCGGCCTCTTAGCGATTCACGTTGATGATGATGTCGGTGCTATGGACCGCACCGGCCAGCTTGGCGGCCACCTGGATAACCGGAGCCTTTCGGGCTTCGCGGTCGGCCTGCGATTGCGTGGCGACCGGCGGGGCGTAGATGTAGTAGCCCTTGGCCAGCGTGTCGCCCTGATTCAGCGCGCCGAAGCCGGAGGCATTCCAGACGCCCGGGGCGATGAGGCCGTTCGTGACAGCCTGTTCCATGCGGTGGGCGATGGTGGCGACGATCAGATTGATACCGGCATCGGTCTGCGGAATCTTCGTGGTGCTTGTGAAGAGCAAGTTATAGACGGCGGTCTGCACGTCGTTCTGGAGCCAATCCGTGCCATGGACTTCGTCGAAGAAGTAGCCGTTGGCCATCTCGCCCTGCTGGATGATCGCGGTGTCGTTGTTGTACTGGACGAAGACGTTACAGTTCTTGCTGTCCAGCGTTGCGGCTTGCGACTCGGTCAGATTTTCCGCAGCGACGCCAGGCTCCTGCTTGAACTTGATCGTCAGGGTGGTGTTCGAGCCTTGGAAATTGACCGTGAAGGCGCGGCCCAGAATCGACGCGGCGGCGTGCGGGTTGTTGCCGGAATATTGGGTAAAGGTGCGCTTGTAGCCGAGCGCCTTCAGGCGGCTGGCAAGGTCGGTCGTCTGCGTCGAATCGAGAACGGCCGTGTTCTGAGTGGTCGCGCCATAGACATGGCTGGCGCTCATGCCTTCGATGAATCCAGCCACATTGACTACGTCGTCATCGCTCGGTGCGACAGACGAGGCGACATAGAGTCCATACCATGCGCTGGAGATGTTACCGAAGGTCTGCACCGCGCTGAGCAGCGATTCGGCGGCGATGCCGTTGACCACGGATCCGCCGTTGGTCGATCCAATTTTGAGCAGAGCACGAATGTCGGTGCCAGATCCCGGCGCAGTGGCAAAGGCCAGCGTCGAACCGGCGCCAGTCGTGCTGCTGGTGATTTCGAAGCGGGCCTGGCTGGAATTCCAGACACAGGTTACGCCGGCCGGCAGCTTCGCTTGAATCTTGCCGGCCACGCCGTTCAGGTTGGTGTCGGCGCTGAAGTTCAGGGCGGTAACGTTGGTAGCAGCGCCGCCGTCGATCACGATGGTGAAGGCGCCGTTGGTGATCGCATTGAAGCCTGCGATGGCCTGATCGGCATTCGACAGGATGCCGCCATGTAGGACGGCCGACGTTGCCTGGCGAGCCCACTTGCCGACGAACAGTCGCGACGGTTGCGGAGTCTGGCCGAAGTAAAGAGCAGCGGCCTTGTATTCCGGCGCATTCGCTCCAAACTCGGCGGCGACGCCTTCCAGCGTGGTGTAGAGACGCAGGCGTTCGACGGTGTCGATCACATTGCTATCGCCGAGGATCATCAGGGAGCCGAAATCGCGGGTTGCCGCAGCCTTCGGAGACATGACGATCTGCACATTAACGACATCGCTGACGTTCAATCCAAGATTGCTCATTTGATTACTCCGTTACGTGGATGGTGCCGATCACCCCGATGTCGTCCGAGACAAAGGTGACGTCAGCAGAAAGGATGTTGAGGACTTGATAGGTCCGGGAAACCTGGCGGCGGAAACGAAGCGGGATATCGGCCCGCTTGATCCACTGTTGATTCACCAACTCGGGCAGTGCCCGAATGACTCCAGCATCGACGAACGACACACCACCGGCCTTCATGGCTTCGATGTTCTGCGGCACATGCAGGCCGTCGCGCAGCAACATGGCCATGCGCTTGCAGCTCGGTCCGTAGAAGGTGGCCAGGACCGATATGTCCTCATGCCGGCTCATCGTGTCGGTGCCTTCGATGTCCGCATCGTGTTCGATGTATGGGCCATCCTGGACGCTCTGCGCCATGACGCCGAAAGCGCACCAGTTGATATTCGGCTCGGGCTGCTTTGGAACCACTGGCTGCCAACGCGGGCGAACCATGGAACCGGCCAGTCCGGTAATGCCGGCGATGGCCTTCTGGAATACCGCGTCAAGCGCGTCATCCTCATCCGGAGACAATAGGGCACCGTCCGGTAGCAGGTAGCTTCCGGTTGCTGATGTATTGGCCATTGGTTACCCCGCGAGCGGGATCAGATCACATGTCGCCACGACAAAGCCGCGACCGAAGTGTGACCAGTCATTGACTACCGTGACGGTGTAACGCCGCCCCTTCCACTGCACGATGTCTGCCCCGTTGATCGAGTTGCCATCATCCAGAGGAAAGCGGGTATGAATGTTGATGTTGCCTTTGATGCGTTCGCCGTCGCCACCTCGCTCGAGCAGGTCGCCGTTGTCGCTGGTGACGACTCCGGAAAACGGTGTAATGGTTTGCGCATTGACCGCCATGCCGTCTTGGCCGATGGACTGCGCATTGCGCTCGCACACCAGGCCGGCGTCCATGAAGTCCGGGTCGCTCAGGATGTCGGATACGTCGATAAATGCCATTACTAACCCCTGATCACGTGCGTGATGCTGTTCCTGAGCTGGCCGGTATTGACCAGCGGCTGGATTCCGGCTTCGGATTCGATTTCCGAAAGGCTCATGCCGGCAGCCTGGGCGCCGGATGCTATCAGCTCCATGTATTCCTTTTCGCTGTCGCGCATGGACTCCGTTCCACGACTGCGGCGGCGATTGGCGATGGTGGATGGCTTAAGCGGCGCGAAGTCGCCATCGTTGATCTTGTTCTTGACGCTCTGCTCGGCAATCATGCCGGCCGCTTCGAATTGCCGATCAACCTCTCCGCTCTTTCCATCGACGGCGGCCTTGCTGGCCTTCTTCAGCCGGGAAGCGATCTTGTCTTCGACGTCTTCGACGCCGGGAATCAGGAAAGGCCGGGCCGGGATATTTGCTGCTGGGCTGCCGTTTTCGTGAATGTAGCCCAGCGTTGCGTTGTTCATCGGTCCTTCGTCTTCGTCATCACTGCGCTCGGCAGTGCTCTCAGGAATTCCAACAAGCACCTTCTTTTTGACGAGCGCGTTGATGCTGCCCACGACTTGCGTGAGTTTGTCCTTGACGATGAAACTCACAGTTGGATGCCGCCGGCGCCGAACAGTCGAAGCAACGAATAGAAGCGCACGCCGTAGCTGGTCATGTTCCAAAACCCGGCGTCTTCGTAGGTCGTGGCGCTCGTGTCGTAGCTGGCGCTGACCTTATCGACGGCCTTTGCAGTCTGCGGGCCGGTCACCTTGCCGGGCGCTGCACCAACAGAGGCAGCGGCCTGATCTTGCTGGCCTATGACCAGATGGTGCGCCGTGAAAAGCTGCATGCCGAGGTCGGCGATTTCTCCCCAACGCTCGGCACTGACCATGCTGCCAGCCACTGACAGCCAGAGCGCGACCTGGGCGTCCGGGTAGGCGTCCGGGTCGATGAACTCCGGGAATGCTTGCCTGAAAATGGCTGGTGTCATGGCTACTCCTGCGGCGCTTCTGCAGAACCTGCGGACGCCGATTCCTCGGTCTTAGCCTCGTCCTTAGGTTCGCCTGCGGCCTTCTTCGGCGCACGGGCTACCTTCTCGGTCTTGGCCTCGTCCTTAGGTTCTTCGGAATGAGCCTGGACATACCAGTGCTCAGATTCATCGCCCTCAACGATATCACCAACGGCAAAATGCTTCTTGCTGCCGTCAGCGAGGTTGAGGACAAACGGCGATTTAACGATGCGTGCCATTTGTCCTCTCCCCTTAGATGCCGTCGCGGTAGCCGAGGGTTTCGCCATAGACGATTTCCACGGCGCCGAGGCGGCCGAAGTAGGTCGTCAGTTGGCGCAGGTCGCGATACTCGACCGGAGTGCGCTGCAGTGGAACCAGCGGGAAGCGGACGCGCTGCTGATCCTGGCTGTAGGCAACCATGCGATCCTTACCGGATGCACCAGGTCCTACCCCGCCAGCGTTGGTACCGGTCAGCCACTTCAGCGGCTGGATATCGAGCGGCTTGCCGTTGATGGCGTTGCTCAGGCTGTTCTGCTTGAGGTACTCCATCAGCGAGATGTTACCGGCCGAGGACACCACACGCGACACCAGCAGGCCGTATTGGACCGGCGGCAGGAGCAGTTTGGACGGGCAAATGGCGTAGCCGCTGTTCTTCCAGACGGCGTTCAGCAACTCGTTGATGTCGTCGAGAGTTTGCTGAGCCGTCGCAGTCGACCAGGTGCCAGTCTGGGCATTGGTGTTGGACCCGACGGTAGAGTTGATCAGACCGGTCAGGCCGAGAGCCGAGTCGCCGATATATACCTGCTCGTCAATGTCCATCTGGTACTTCAGGTTCATGCCGGCGAACTTCTGCTGATCGACCGGGCGGCCAAGCTTCTGGGCGCTTTCCAGTTCGGGCAGGGTCCAGCCGATCTGCATGGCCCACAAGGTCAGCGGCGAGGTAGTCTTGCCGATGTCCAGCGAGATGCCGGTGATTGCCGATGTGTCCTTGCCGACCCAAGCTTTGCCGGAACCCTGCACACCCGGTGCAGCGGCAAAGCTGGAATTGGTGAAGGCGCTGAACTCGTCAGCAATCGATACGTCTTCGCGCAAGTCGATGTCGCGGCTCCAGGTGACGGAAGCCAGCGGCTCGTGCAAGCGCTGATCCAGACGCTCAAGTTCGCCGATCAGGAAGGCGCCAGCAGCATCGATGGTTTGGGCATCGAAGGTCAGAAGACCATCGCGGAACTGCAGGCGACGACCATGGCCCATGGCCTGGATCACTGCAGCAGTCTCAGTTTTCGAGAAATTCATTTTTTCAGGCTCCAGAAAAGCAAAAACCCGCCGAAGCGGGTTTGTTTGCTGAGTGATGATTGGTTAGATGTTGAACGCGATCTCAGCGTTGCCGCCAGCATCGGCCGCGCCCATGAACTGAGCGCCTGCTACCACGATGGTGTTGGTGGAGTCAGCAGCGGCTTCGATGCCACCAATCGGCTTGCCAGCGGCAGCGGCAGCGACGCGGATATAGACCGCGCCACCGAGTGCAGCAGTACCGGCATTGACCTTGACGTTGGCGTAGCCGCGGCGCATGACGTCGGCGACGCCAGAGGTTGGCGGAACCGAAGTTCCCAACGGATCGGAGGAATTCGCGCCCTGGATCGGGTACGGACGAACCAGCAGGCCATAAACAGCAGTGGCGGCGTCGCCGTTGGCGATGGGAACGAACTTGCCAGAGGCAATCTTGCCGAACAGGCCGAATCCGGGGAACGGCAGAGCGGAGTTGTAAACACCGGGTTCGATCGTCGCCTGGGATTGGCGGGTCACGTCGCCCGGAATGCCATACGGCATGCGAAAGAGAAATGCAGACATTTGATTTTCCTCAGTAGCGGGCGTTATTTGTTACGTGCCCAGAAATCCCGGTTACGGGCGTTAATATCGGCAACCGAAGTGACTTTGCCGAAATCCTTGGTGGTGACACCCGAACGGGTGCCGCGCTGGTTGTTCTGGGCGCGGACTAACTCGGCGGCACCAGCGAAAGCGGCTGACAGCGAGTCACCGGTCAGAGCCTTGATTTCGCGACCGAATAGGAACGGATCGATAGCTGCCTTGCCTGCTTCGGTGGCATAAGCGGTTTCCAGCGCCTTGCGCATCAGGTTCGGAGTGGCATCCTTGGCCTTGATGGCGTCTCCAGTCGGGACGGCGATGCCGGGAGCCAGGATTTCGGCTCGGGCGATGACCTGCTTCAGGGTGTCGCCGGAGAGAACCTTGCCCTGTGCTTCGCCATTGGTGCCAGCGGTTTCGGCTTCGAGAACCGTGTCGTCGGTCTTCTTCTTGCCTTCGTCGTCCTCGTCGTCTTCCTCGGACTCGGCATCCTTGGAAAGCAACTTGACGGCGGCGGCCAGTGCGTCAACCGTGGCGGTCAGCTTGGCGATGGAGTCGGTGGTCTTCTTCTCCTTCTCGGCAGCTTCTCGAGCGGCCTTTGCCTCTTCGGTTTCTTCCTCTTCGGCATCGGCCATGGTTGCCTTGATCTCGTCGGCATCACCGACCTTGATCGCCTTCAGCAAACGGGCCAGAAGCGACGCCTTGTCTTTCGTCTTCGTGGTCATATCAGTCATTTCCTTGTCTTGAATTGAACAACGCGGGCCGGCTCGGCCTCGCTCCACCAGTGCCACGTGGTTCCCCACGATCTCGCGCTGTAACCCGCGCCCAGGTTCGGTTTGCAGGTATTCGGCCTCGTATCCGGCCGATACCTCAGGCAAGTCTTTGTTGACGTAGGCGATGCCTGCAGGGTCGGTAATGACCAGGTCGGCGATCATCAGGTCGTCGTTTATGCCGTCGCCGCGGCGGACGTTCTGCACCGTTCCGATAGACAGTGATTTCCATGTCTCCGGCGTGACAAAGTCTTCCGGGTGCTCAACTGTTACGGCCTTGCCTTCGAAGCTGGCCAGCGTCTCTGCGCGGAAGACTTCCTCTGCTATTCGGTCAACGCGGATCAGTCCATCTGGGCCGGGATCAAGCGGGATCTCGGCGGACGTGTAGAGCTGTGTTCCGGTCCTGGCGATTGGCACGTCATGGCAGACCAGGAAGCCTTCCGGAGTCGTGCTACGCTTTTCGCCGATAGCGTTCGGCGCGTAGAAGCGAGAGCGGTCGTGTGTCGTCTTTCTCATGAAGTCACCGAATCGGCAGAACGGCTATGCATTCCAGGCGCTTTGCCGGGTTGCTCGTGTCGCACTCAGCAGCAATGCGATAGCTGCAGTTCGGTATCCCGCTATCAGTCGGCACCAGAACTGCTCGGCTATCGGTGCTGATTTGCGGAGCACCGTTCAAGATCGCTTCCGGGTTGGCATCAACGCCCGAATTAATCGTCACCGTTACGGTTGGCGTTCCCGTCAAGGTCTCGCCAGGCGCCAACGAATCTGAGAAATCGAGCGTAACGACGACCTTCTCATCGGCCGACTTGGCGGAAAGAACGTTGCTCATGCGATGTCCAATGAAAAACGGCGACTATCTGGTCGCCGTGAAATTGCGTGATGCGCGTCGTGCTGTAGTAGTTCTTCGCAGAGAACTGGCGATATACCGATGATCAACTGTCAGATTTGAGGTTGACCCGTTGGTTGATAGAGCGCCACTTGCCACAGCATGGCTTATTGCGGCCCCTTGCAATGGCACCGCCAGCGCCAGCCCGCCGGCGGCGATGGCGCGCGCCAAGGCCGAACCGGAAAGCCTGACCGTGACCAGCAGGTTGCCGCCAGCCGCCGTAACGACGACTGCCGCCCCCTGCAGCGGAATACCCAGCCCGATATTGCCGGTTGCACCGGCCACGACCTGGGCATTGCCGGCGAGCGGAACGCTGACCGACAGCGCGCCGGCGGCCGAGGCCTGGGCACGCGCATCGCCGGCCAGCGCATTGCTGTTGCCGGGGTTGAGGTTGCCGGTAGCGACGACCCTGGCCAGCGCGTTGCCGGCCAGCGCGAACTGGATCGACAGGTCGCCCGCCGCCGACATTTGCGCCAGCGCGCCGCCCGACAGGGCAATGCCGACGTTGAGCGAACCGACGGCAGCGGCGACCGCAGCGGCGACGCCCGACAGCGGTAGCGCCGTTGAGAGCGTGCCGCTGGCGGTAACCGTCGAAACGGCGGCGCCTGCCAGCGGCACCGCAACGGACAGATCGCCGGCTGCGGCAACGATGGCGGCGGCGTTGCCGGCCAGCGTTGCAGAACTGCCACCGGCCAGCGCGCGCAACAGCACAACGTTTGACGGCGACTCGAAGAGTTGCCATGGGCTGGCCGAGACGGACAAAGCCTCCGTTTCGGCCAGCAGCCGATCCCAGACGACGACGAGATAAACCGGGTCGTCGCAGGGATAGGTTGTCGTCGTGTCGTCGGCAATGTTGCCGATGCGCAGCTTTTGCGTGCCGCCGGTGAAGGTCGACATGCGCGTACTGGCGGCCAGCGTCTGTTTCACGCCGTCACGAATAATGTAACCGTTGGACGGGCCATTGCCGGCAACCCAGCAGTGTGTTTTGCCGTCGACCTGACCGGTCGCCAGCACGCCGCCAGAGCCGCCGTGATAGGTTGTCAGCGCAAGCTGACCTGCCGTTGCGCCGAGCGAATCGATGGTTGCGGCATTAAAAACGAAATCCGTCTGCGTGTAGGAACCGCTCCCGATGCGCTGCGAGAACGGCACTTTCATGCTCGCGGCAGAGGACGGCGCCGCGACGACCAGAACGGTCACGCCGGCATTCTGCGAGATGGGCTGAACAGTTCCGAAATCGACGCCGGCATTCGCCGACCGCGACCACTTGCGGGCAACGCCTTTGTCGCCGACCGGGGAACTGTTGTAGGCCGTTTCGCCAACCGCGTTCAGCGTGCGCTTGCCAAACAGGATGAGCGGCGATGACGGCAGCCAGGCGTAGGCATCGCGCGTAATCGGGTTTCCGCGAGCCATCCGCACGCCGGCTTGCGGCTGCTGATAGCGGGTACCCATGCTACAACCCCGTCAGTTCTTGACCGTACGCCTCGACGGTGATCGCGTTCGTTGCACCGTTGATGATGGTGATATTGACGAACAGCGCGCCCGGCGGAATCTCGCAAACGATGTCATTTACGCTGTTAGCGACCGTATCGCCGGCGGCCTGAAAAAACTTCCGTTTGACGCCCGTCGCTTCGCCGACGTAGAAGATCACTGTCGGAGCAGTGGTCGGAGCCGATGATCCATTGGTCAGCTTGACAGCGGCCAGACCTCCATATGCTGCGCTCATATTCCACTCAACGAAACCGCTCGTTGAGCCAGAAATAGCGCTTCCGTTAGCTGCGAGCGAAGCAGATGCGTAGAGCGTCTTTGCTGTTTTCGAAGCGGGCATTACTTCAGGCTCCCATCATCGTTATACAGTTCCTCGGCAACCTGCCGAGCCGTTACCGGATCGGCGACCATCGCACCGTCCAGCAATGCGTCGTGCGCGACTGGATCAAGCTCATCGGCGGATACCCACGCTTGAAGGGCGGCGGCGTTCTCAGGAATGGCGAGATCGAGCGCGTTGGCGGAGCCGAGAATGAAATCGCGTAGCGAAAGGGCGCTGGCGCGAAGCGGCGACGACGGGTTGGCGGCATGGTCCTCGATTTTCGAGCGCATGCCGGTCGTGGCTGCCCACATGGCAAATTCAGCACGCTCAATGCGTCCGATCTTGACGCGGCCATTCGAAATAGCCGCTGCGATGGCTTCGCAGTCACGCGCTGCGACGGCTGCCGCCAGCTCCGGCCGCGCCAGGATTTCGTCACGCAAGGACATGGTCAGTTATCCACTTGGATCGTTGCCGCACCAGCCGAGAAGCTCGGCGTCGCGCCGCTGGTGATGGTCGGCGGCGTGGTAACGGTGGTGTAGACCCAGATGTTTCCGGCCGTCGAAGCGTCGGTCAGGCCCCAGCAGTTGATTGTTCCCCACGTTCCAGATGCGGTCGGGAACGTGATCGTGACGTTGTTTGAGGTTGTGCCACCGGTACCGCTCGAGGCGGTGGTGCTACCCGCCGACTGGGTGCCGGCGAAGTTGGCTAGCGAGGCGGTGACGGCAACGCGTGCATAGCTGCCGCCGGAGACCTCGGTACCGGCTGTCGAATCGGTCGGGCACGCGGTATAGAGCGCGTAGTACCAAGTTGCCGGCACGCCCAGCGATTGGCCACGGAAGAGCGCATCGACGATCTTGTTTTCGGCGTAGTCGGTCAGGGCGCCGGCGTGGGCAACGGTGGCATGCAGGAATCCGCCGGCGACCAGGCACAGGGCGACGAGGCTGGCTAGTAAATGTTGCTTGATGGATTTCATTCGTTACTCCTGAAATGAAAAAACCCGCCGAAGCGGGTTGTGTTGGGTGAATTCTGGTCTAGTCGATCAATATTGGTTCGGCGTAGCACCGGCAGTTGTAGATGCAGCCTGGGTGCGCTCTTGCTCCAGATCGCTTGTCCGCAATTGGAGGGTCGTCCCACGCGAATGCCTTGCCATCCAGCGCCTTGTGGTCAGAGCGAACCGCACCATCATGCGATGTTCTCCAGATGTAGTGCGTCGATCCAATGTGTTCGGCCCGGGCCTGAGTAAAATTGCTGGTCGCCCGTGCTACTTCGGTTCTAGCAATCAGCAGCGCCTTGCTTTTCGATACCTCGCCGCTTTTGGCAATCTCGGCGGCTATTTCCTTTGCTCGCGTTCCGTCTTCCAGTCCGGCAATGGTCAGATCGTGAACGCGCTTCGCAGCATCTAGCGGGATGCTCTTAATCAGCTCAACCTGCTCGGCCTGCAGCGTCTTGAACAGTTGCCCGGTCGGTGCGCTCAATATTTCGCGCCTCACGCCTTCCGAAATCTCACCGGCCATAGCCTTCCATCCGGCGATGTCCTTTTGATTGACCTCGTTCAGCATCCGGGCTGCCGTTTCCATTGCCCACGGCGTCAGCACGTCGGCGTAACGGCGCAGCATGTCGGTCATCGATGGAAGCTGCGATGGATCGCCCGGATTGAAGCCATTGACGATCATGCCGACCTGGTGCGCAACCTTCGTGAGCTGCGTTCCGAAAACTCGCTCAGCCCGGCTTGTGTTCGGTGCTCTTCGCTGCTGGTTTTTCTTCCGATCCAGGGTCAGCGTTTTCATCCTGGTCTTCCTTTTCGTCGATCTCGGCAGCGCTAGGCGGCGGCTCTTCCTCGGCGGCCTTGATGTCATCGTCGGTCACGTTCGAATAGATGCCGGTCACCTGGGACGACTGGCGCAACTCCTTGAGCGCAGTGGCGCGGTCGATCAGGCCGGAATCAGAAGCGCCGGCTACGGCCGTAGTTACCTTGACCGCGATGTCGGCCTTCTCACTGTCGGAGAGTTGCCATAGCGGGCAGAACGCAAAGTTGAAGCCATCCGGCGGCGCGTTACCGAAAGTGCTGCGATACAACACCTGCAGCAGCTTCGATACACCAGGGCGCAGGCGCTTTGTCTGGTCCTTCTTGATGTTGTCGTAGTAGTTACGGATGTCGCTATCGCCGGTGCTATTCAGACCGGCCGGAGACTGGCCGAACAGGCGCACCAGGGGAATGCCCGTTGCTCCGGATATCTGCTGGCCGAACTGCAGGATCATGTCCGACAAACCGGAGAACGAATACTGATGCGCTTCGAATTCGTCCTCGCCGTCCATCAGGGTCAAGCCCTCGTTGGTCTGATAGACACGAATCATGTCGATCTGCTTGACCAGGCCCTCGAAGGCCTTGCCGCCCACGGCGATGATCTCGCGCAGGCCCTTGACCTTATAGGTCCGCAGATGAGCTTTATAGACCAACTGGGCAGCGCCCTGCGTGACACTATCGAACGGGATCAAGCGGTCCCACAAACGCTCGAGAATCGACTGCCCCCAGCCATTCTCGGCGATGCGCTGCCAGTACGGCAGATCTACACCATCGACGCGGATCACGCGGCTGTGGTGAATCTTCATGCTGACCATGCCCTGCGCGTCAGCCAACACCTCGTAATACTTCGGCTTGCCGAGATCTGGGCCAAGGTCGGTGATCAAGTCTTGCAGCGATGGCTGGACAACCCATCGATCCAACACGAGCAGGCCCTTGAACTGGCCCTTGGTAATCATGTCGATACGCAGAGGCGTCGAAACATCCTGTCCGTCGACCAGCAGGACTGCGATGCTGCCACCGTACAGGCGAGCCCACTTGATGTTGTTGCACAGCCCTTCCATCAACTGCAATTCGTCAATCTGATTCTGCAGTTCCTCGATCTGGTCAGGATCGACTTCGCCATTGAACTCGATACCCTCGCGAGTCATGTCCTCGGCGTAGGCATCGACAGCCTGGCCGGCGATCCACGACGACCGGTAGCAGAACTCCAGTTGCGTCCGATTGCGCGAGATCGGAGAGAAGGAATAGCCGCTGGCATCCTGCTGGCTGCCTGCACCCATGCCGGTGCGCGCCATCAGGTTCTGGAAGCTATCGCCGGTCTGAGCACGGACGTTCCCCGTTCCCGTCGGCTTCGTCGGTCGGCGGTTGCGGTTTCTGCTCATGGTGGTCCGTATGTCAGTTGGCCAGCTTTGCCCAAAGCGACGCGCCACTAATTGGCAGGTACGCCATGATGAAAGCGTCGGCGAGGTTGGGTGACTTGATGTCGCGCTTCTCAAGGTCTTTCTTGCTCTCGACCTTTACGCGGCCGAGGGTGTCGTAATCGCGCTTTGGCGTGGATAGTTCGTCGATCAGCTTGTCCATGTTCGGCATGCTGGAATCAATGAATATCAATTCTTCGTCGCTGAACTGCTGTCCATTGCGCACGGCATTGAAGGTGTTTCGCAGCCGGTCAGCGGTTACCCACCATGCCTGCGCCTTCACGTTGCTGAAGAAGTCCTTGTTCTTGATGCCGGTCAGTCCATAGTTCGAATCGGGCTTGAGCACCGCGCCGCCCGCGAAGAACTTCGCATGCTCGACCGGTATGGCATGCCCGACGTTCAGCTCGTTGAACTTTGCGCCACAGGTTGCCCCTACTCCGATGGCGTCATAGACGACAGATGACTCCCGCTCTCGGGCCGCTGCCCATACCCGGCTGCACGACTTGAGAAGTTCGTCTTCCTTGGCTTTCCATAGATCAGACCATGTCGCCAGAGGGCCGAACGATTCGACCATGGCGCAGTAGTCTTCCCCGGCGTCTGCAACGTCGAATCCAATCCGGCGCAGGCCGCGCGGCTCGATCTCCAGCGCCTTGTGTGCATCAAGGGCCGCTATCAGATGCGAGCGCTTGATCACCGCATCGTCGTCATCGTCGCGCGGCACACCCTCATAGATGTGAAGGTACTCGTCGTAATCCTCGGCCTTGGCGGCAGCGATCACGCGCTTGATCGTTTCCGACAGGAACGGGTTCTCGTCGTAGTTGATCCGGCGCACCACCGTATCTGGCGGAGGGTTGGTGACGAAGCGCTTATAGACGAAGTCCGTCGAGAGTCGAGGATTGAAAATGATCCAGTGCTGCGAGCCTTCTTTGCGCAGCGTCGGGTCCAGAATCTTCCATTGTTCCTCGCTGAGCAGATGCGCCTCTTCTGCCCAGTGAATGTCGATGCCTTCCAGCGACTTTATTTCATCGATCTGGCGCCATAGACCGTAGAACACGAACGTGCTGCCGGTCGTCAGGCAGATGATCTTGTTGTCCAGAACTTTGAACTTGTCGCGCAGGCCGAAGCGTTCAATCTGAACGATCAGCAGCGTATAGACCGATTCCTCGATCTTGTTCTGGAACTGCCGAGTACAGAGGACGCGAATCTTGCAATGCTGTGCCAGGAAGATTGCAAACCCGGCGGCGTCCCAACTCTTGCTGGATGAGCGGCCACCATACAAAACCCGGTTTCGCGCTGGCGCTCGCCAGAAATCACGAAGTACCGGGTTAAGGCTCGGCGGCGAGTTCTCCATAGAAATCACTGAGCGACTTGGCCGCCTTGTCCTCGATTGGTTCGTTCAGGCGTTCAACGTGCTTCTTGTTGGCGCTCAGCAGGTTTAGTGCGATGTCGCTTGCTTCGTTGGCCGTCTTGGTGAGGATGGCAATCCCCTTCAGCGTATCGATGCTATTCAACGGCTCGGCATCGTCAATCAGTTCGACCTGGGCATTTGCGATGCCGGACAGACGGTGCGCCGTCATAGCCCCGTACTTGGCAGCGCCGGCCATGTGCGTGCTGATGGCCTTAAGTTCGTCGGCGAGGTTGATTGCGGCCAATTGTTGCGCAACCGGCAAAGCCCGAAGCGCCATGTCTGCGCTAACGATTTGATTTGCAACCTCTTTGACGTTTCGCACCTGTTGCGAAAAACGGCGAGTAATTGCCGCTCGGTCAATCCCGAACTCTTTTGCAAGGCTGGCTGGCTTTTCGCCGGCCAGTAACCGCTTTTCGATTTCGGCCCATTGCTTCTCGGTGAGTTTGGAAGGTCTGGCCATGGCTAGTGCCCAATTCCGACTATGCGCTTGTGGCACACATCGGGCTGCGGTGCGAAAGGAGGTTTCCCATGAAATCGGCAACAAAAAGCCCCGCGGGTCGTGTGACCGGCGAGGCTGTACGTAGGAATCCTACGGTATAGAAATATACTAAATCCAGACTCGAAAATCCGCAACATGTTTTTTCAGCCGACCAATCCGGCGTTTGTCATGACATCATCGGCCTGTGCCTGTGCCCTGCTTTCTTGCTCGCGCAGGCATCCTTTGACCGATCGCCAGCGGCGGGTCATGGTGTCAGCGGAAAGCCCGTACTGGTCACACAGCGCGGAGAGCTGAATCTGGCGTCCGTCCGCTGAGCGGATGTGGAAGTATCGGCAGATCAGGTCGCGGACCATGTGCCGATGATGGCCTCCGGTACCGAGCGCAGGGATAACCGAATTGACCAGAGCGAAGGCGTACATCCTGGCCGATACGTCGTTGATCTCGTAGCGGGCGCCGATGACCATCTGGGCCTGAGCGGACAGGCACTCGATGTGGCGCTTCACGGTACCGGCAATCGCGGCTCCATCAAGACCGACTAGGCCCCGTCCCGATCCCATGCCAGAGCCTTTCAGCAGCTTTGCCATCACCGTCACTGGGTATTGCTGCGAGCTGAAGGCGAATGCGAAACGGCATGCTTCATGCCCTGACTTGAACAGCGGTGCGAATTCTTCTCGGTTCATTCCGTCTCCCGGTAGATCGAACACTTCCCCTTGCGCCCCACCTTCCGGCCACGGTCGCAGCTGGTGATGATTCGGTCGCCGCTGGCGTCGAAGTTGAGGTGGCGGCAGCCCTTGCAACCCTTCAAGCGGTTCTCGACGGCGTTTTCCTTGTCGATCAGGATGTCGAGCGGGTCGCGGCTGTAGTGGTGGCGTGGCAGGGTCTTGGTGATTTGGACGAGCTTGTCAGTCATCTTTCGCCTCATCCGGATCAGCCAAGCCGGCCATGACCTTGGCCTGATCGGCGCTGTAGCCTTCTTCGCGCAGGTCTTTGTAGCGCTGGAAGTCGCGGTCGATGCCGGGGTAGTAGCATTCTGCGCACCAGCGCGAACCGAAGACCTCGGGGATGCGACGGCATCCCGGCATTTCGCAATGGACTCGATCAGTCATACCTGCCCCCCCCACGGCCGGAAATTCACGATGCTGTAGGTGATGCCGAAGCCCATGAACTGGAAGGCCTCAACCGTTGCGACGCCGTCGAATCGCTCGCCCGGCTCCACGTCGGCTAGGCTGCAAACGATCACGAAGTCGTCCCAGCTGCTGCCGTTGCCGATGCGCTCGATGGCCACGTCCTCGGTGATGAAGCGCGGAACGATCACGTCCCACGCGAAACGGGCGGCGGTCTTGATTTTCTCGATCACAGCGGCCGGACCTCCACGGAAGCGCGGGCGACCTGGCCGTAGCGCTTGACCACGCGCACGTCGACCGCCTGCTTGTCGTCCTTGAATACGATCTCGTTGCACGCGTCCATGATCCCCTTCAGCACGTTGTCGATGTCGGGCTTGCTGGTCGGGAAGATGCGGCCCTCCAGGGCCTCGCGCTGCTTCTTCTGGCTCCAACTGGCAGGCGGCGTGATGAACAGGGCAATCTCGACGGACACCGCGCCCTCGAAAAGCATTTTGCCCCGCATGGCTTCCTCGGCTTTTACCTTGACGAGGTTTTCGTAGCTGGCGGTCTTCTCTGGTGTGTAGGTCGTGACGAAGTTGCCACGCCTGGCGAACTTGGGGCGCCCCTTCCCGACTGGCGTGCCGGGAACGATGAATGCGACGGATGAGGTCATCTTGTTTTTTTCTCCTTGGTCTTGGTTGCTGGTACTGCGTTCAGGCCCGGCCAGCGTTGAGCGCCGGGGCGTTGATCTGGGTCAGTCCTGTCTGGGCGATAGCCTTCACAGCGCCGCAGCAGGTTGCGATCTGGTTCGTAGTTCCGCCCGGCAACGATCGATCCGTTGCGGGCCGCCTGGCAGGGACCGAACTTGCCGATCTGGGTGCATTGGCTGCACTTGCGGCGGTCGTCGGTGTCGGGAACGGTTGGGAGGGCCATGGCTTCACGCTGCCATCCGTCCGCGCTTGCTATCCCAATCGAACGGGATAGCCTCGCCGCCGTCCTCGCGTAACCGGTCGAACACGCGCTCGCCGAGGAATGTCTTCACGTCGTCCAGGGTGAGATTCGAAAGCAACAGCGTCGGCCGGCGCCGTTCGTACCGCTCGTTGAGCACGTCGAACAGGATCAGCTTCTCGGTGTCGCTGCCGAACTGCACGCCCACTTCGTCGAGGATCAGCAGGTCGGGAAAGACCAAAGCGGCGACCGCCTCGGTTTCACTCTCGCGGCTGTCCCGGTTCCACGTGTCCTTCACCCGGCGAATGGCGCGCATCACCGTCGTGAAAAGCACCGAGCGGTTGTCGCGGTGCATGACGCGCAGGCCAATGCCGACGGCGAGGTGGGTTTTTCCGGTACCGGGCTTGCCGATGAATAAGGCGCTGCGGCCGGTTTCCAGAACGGCGTCGAAGTCATCGGCGTAGGCGCTGGCGAATTCAAGCGCCCGGGCCTGCTGTTCCGTCTCGGCGACGAAGCTCTGCAGGCTGCGGTTCTGGAAGCGCTCCGGAATACCGGCGTCACCGATGCGACGTTGCCAGAGGTGCCGGCGGTCGTCGCGTTCCTTGGCTTCGCGTTCTGCCTTGGTGCGTTCCGCATCGAGAGCGATGCACGTCGGGCATTTGGTCCAGCTTGAACCGACGAAGCACCGGGACTCGAAAGCGCCGTGAACGTCGCAGGTGTCGGGGCGGGTTTTCGGGCTTGAGTACAACCCAAGATCGGCGATGGTTTTCACAGGCGACCTCCTTGTCCGTAATCGCGGGTGTCGAAATTCTCGGGCGCGGGCTTGCGCTTGGCGCCGTTGGCTGGGGCCTTGGGCGGCTCGTTCAGGATCGGGACGAGGTAGTTCAGGTGGATCCGCTCGTTGGGCTTGCGCTCCTTGGCGATCTGAGCAACCGCGACGATTTGCTCGTCGGTGAAGCGCTCCAGAAGATCGGGCCACGCCGGCAGATGCGGTGCAGCGTCGATTCCGATCAATCGCAATTGCTTGCAGAGCGAACCGACTCGAGTAGCGTTCTCGATCTGTTCCGCACCTTGGGATGGTTGATCTACTACCACTACTAGTTCTACTGGTGATTGGTGATTGGTGATTGGTGATTGGGTAGCCGTTGCAGGCGTTGCAGGTGCCGTTGCAGGCGTTGCAGGTGCCGTTGCAGTCGTTGCGGGTTTTGTTTCCGGTTTCGGGGCTGAAACGCGGGCGACCATCTCCCGAAGGTCTTCCATTTTGATGTTCCATGGGGCGTGCTCGCCGGCATCGGTCAGCACCTTGAAAAGCCGTGCACGCTCGTCGCGGTGCCGTTTCAGGCGGTTTTCCTCGTTGGCCTTCTTAACCTCGCGCTCGGGCTCTCCGTCCTTGAATCGATTGATTACGTCGTCACACGTTTCGTTGTGCCAACCGTCGTCACGCAGAGAAAAGAATTCGCGCAGCACTGAATCAACAGCGTCGCGTTGTGGCTTCGACATTGCACGAACTTGTCGGCAAGCCTCTTTCACGTCAGACGGGATCGGCTGTTCCTTGCGGTAATACCAGCGAAGGAGCCGCGTGTATGCCAGGTCTTCTTCCCATGTCAGATGCGCGGTTGCCGCGTCGTAGTCTCTGATGTGGTGCTCGTAATAATTCACGCTGCCCTCCGGGTGATAGCCATTTCTGGCAGGTTGGCGCGAACGAGAGCAGCGGCGAGAGGTGGGCAAACGCTGTTGCCGCACATGCGAACCTGAGCCGATTTGGTCAGGTTGATGCGCTGGCCGTTGTGATCGATCCCCCATTCCGTGATGTAGCTGTCGGGGAAACCTTGAGCCTTGAACAGTTCGCGCGGTGCCAGCATGCGCAGGCCAATGTCGGCGATCTGGTATTCTTCGCCGGCAACAGTCACAAGGCCGTATCGGTCCTTGGTGGTGACGGTGTGCAGCGGTTCCTCGAGGCGCGGGTCTTGGTCGCTTCCGTAGTATTTGATGAGGAAGGCGCGGACTTCGGCGAAGTGTTCGGCGCCGCCGGTAATGGTGTGCAAGGGTTCCCGGTTGTCCTGTCCGACGCAGTTGTTGCGCAGCTTGATCATGTTGCTGGTGACAACGCCAGCGGTCGCGCCGTTGGCCGTGATCGTGTTGATAGGCTGGTCGATGTCGCGAATGCCGTGACTGAATCGCTTAGTGCCGTCCTTGCCTTCACCGTGTCCCATGTGGATCAAGTTGGCGGTGACCAGGCTGTTGTGGTCGGAACTGGTGACGGTATGAAGCGGCTCGCCTTGCAGGCTGTGGCCGACCACGCCGCCATAGTGCTTCGCCATGAAGGCCGACACCAGCGCATGCTTCTGGCTGCCGACCAGCGTGCCGAGCGGCTTTTCCATATTCAGGGCGCGCGGCGCCTGGCCTTCACGTTCGCCGTAGCCGGTCTGCACCAGCGTCGGCGCGATCAGCGCATGGTGGCCGCCCTTGGTCTGGGCGCAGATGGTGCGCAGCGGTTCGTCGGCCGGCATGCAGCGGGGCGTAGAGGCGTTGGCGTGCTCGGTCAGGACCGGGGCAACGACGGCATACTCGTTCTGCGCCGTCAGTGTTCGTAGTGGATCCGATAACGGGAAGTTTCGGCACGCCCTGGTGTTCTTGAATGCTGTGCCAACAATGAACGGCTCGGCCGCATTGACCACGTAGCGCATGATCCCCTTCGCGATCCGGCGCAGTGTGGCATCGGCCAGCGGCTTGGCACGTTCGAAGATAGACGGGCACGGCAGCGTGAAATCGATGCACTCGGCAGCCGTGCGCCATGGTTTCAGCTTGTTGGCCTTGGTCGCGATGTTGCGCGGGTCGCCATGGGTCGGCTCAGGCCAGACAATCGGCTGCCCGTCGCGCCTGGCGATCAGGAATAGGCGCTTGCGGATGGTCGGCGTGCCGTAGTCGCAGGCGCGAAGCTCGCGGTGCTCGACGTGATAGCCCTGGCGGCGCAGGGCATTGCAGAACGCATTGAACTCGCGGCCCTTGTTCTTCGGGCAGGGGCGAGCCTTCCCATCGCCATCAATGACCAGCGGTCCCCAGGTGCGGAACTCTTCGACGTTCTCCAGCATGATGACGCGCGGCTTGGCGACGGCTGCCCAACGCAAAGCGACCCATGCGAGGCCGCGAATCTTCTTCTCGACTGGCTTTCCGCCTTTGGCCTTGCTGAAATGCTTGCAGTCGGGCGACAGCCAGACCAGGCCGACCGGTCTTCCCTGTGTCACTTCGCGGGGGTCTATCTCCCACACGCTCTCGCAGTAGTGCTTGGTTTCCGGATGGTTCGCCGTGTGCATGGCGACCGCTTCCGGATCGTGGTTGATAGCGATGTCGACGCGCCGGCCAAGGGCAAGCTCTATGCCGGTCGATGCGCCGCCACCTCCGGCGAAGTTGTCGATGATCAACTCGCCGTGAATGTCTAGGTTGAGCTGGAGCGTCATTGGAACAACACCCCCTGGCCAACCGGCGGTAAGCCGACCGGGCAAATCGTGATGCCGCTGATTCGGTCCTTGCGCTTCGGGCACTCGACGACTTCCTTGGTGTCGTTCAGAAGCTCGTTGATCCGGGCCGAGACCGTCGATTTCTCAAGGGTCAAAGCGTTGGCGATTTCGCCGATTGACCAGTCGCCGCCGTGTTTCTTGATGAAGGCGAGGATCCTTTCGCGCAGTTCGGAAGATTTCCCGCTGGCGCGGTGTTCGTGGAAGGCGTCAATGCTGGTTTGTGTGGCCGCTGTTCTCATTTGTCGATGTCATCCCAATCCGAGTCTTTGAACAGCCGGAGCGCCAGAACGATGGACGCAATCCAGCACAACCCAAGCGCGGCGCATTCGGCCGCTGAAAAGTCGATAAACGGCGTCATTGCACGTCCTCCGGGCAATTCGGAGTTTCTGTCCCACAAATGCCCGCTTTGGCCCGTTTTGAATCGGCCATAACCGTGGGGTGCAAAACCCCGTAAGCGCTGCGTAGGACATGGATTCCGAGGTATTCAGCAAATTCGATTCCGTCTTGCGCGGCCTTGACCATGAGGTCGGCCGTTTCAGCGATAGGCAGAGATACCTCGCTGATTTGATGGTCTTTTTTCATGCTGGAGTTTTTGTCCCAGATTGGGCCATTCCGTGGCTGTTATCGAGAAGGTTCTGGGGAACACTTCCCACCGTCCCAAACAGAGCAAGCTCAAGGAGTTCGGAAATGGCGCGAGCCTCGGAAGCACAACGATTCGTCTGCATGTACTGCTGCACACCGTCATACACCGGGTCTGTGACTCGGGTTTTCAGCTCGTTTCGAAAGTCGGTTTTGGGGCGGGCCATGGCGTTACCTCGGCATCTCTTGAAAAAGGCGGGTAATTCCAATCGCGTAAAATGGACAGTGCCAACCAACCATCTTTTCTTGAAAGGAATTACCCATGACTGGAACCTGTCATGTCGACTTCGATTGCCCGAAGTGCGGCAACAAGACGTTCAAAATCAGTGCCGAGCAGGAAGCTGCAAGAGATTTGAATGGAGCCATCTGCACCGGTTGTTGTTACGTGCTGACCGAGAACGACATCCGAGCCAAGGTTGTCGAGATAGCCAGAGCAGAGATCGACAGCGTGCTGTCTTCCACTCTCGGGAATGCGCTCAAGAAGTTGGGATAGCTCGGCAATTTGAGCCGCAGCCTGGGTGCTATCAATGGAGATCGTGGTGGTTTTCATCGGGTGATTTACCTCCCTGTTTGGCCGGCCGGTTAGGCGGCTTTTTTCTCGGCCGGCGCCGGGTAATCGTCGGTGACGAGTTCGGGCCAGATCAGGTGCCAGTCGTCCGGGCGAAGTCCTCGGCGATTTACTTCGCCGTTCATTGCCTTTTCGATAGGGACGCATCGCTCAATCGGAGCGATCTTCCATTTGTGGACTGCCTGGGCGGAGATCGGCGGATCGAAGAGATTGCCGATTCCCTCAAGACCGAGCGTGTCAATGGCTTGTTGAAGTGTGTTCATGGACCAATTCAACCACAAGTTGAATTCAGTTTCAAGTTGATTTTCAACTTTGGGTTACTTGTCCAGTAAGGCGCGCCCGGAGAAGCTATGCTATGGAAAAAATCACATCACCTCTTGGGCTTCGGATCGCAGCCAGGCTTGCCGACATCAAGCAGAATCAGACCTGGCTGGCCGAACGTCTCGGCCTCTCAAACGAGGCTGTAAGCAAGTGGGCGCGCGGCGATGGTGGCCCAAAGTTTTCCCATCTTCTGCAGATGGCCAAAGAACTCAAGTGCTCAGTCGGGTATCTTGCTGGCGATCAATCAGACGAATCGATAGCCGAGGTCGTCAGAAGGATGGAGGCCGTTGATCCCGAGCATAGGAAGACCGCCTTAATTGGAGTGATCGCAGTTTTGAGCACCCTTCCAGTGGCTGACAATGACAAGAAAAATGCTGCGTGATATCGCTGGCGGATTGGCGCAGCCGGAATCTATGACAAACGTCATCTATCACCGAGGTAATAGTTCTCACATGAAGCTAATTCCAGCTCTCTTGATGATCTTCATGACCTTTCCGGTAGGTCATGCCGCAGAATTATCGAAAAAATCGCCTCCCCGTGATCGGGCGCGCCTTTTCATCTTGGCCGGTAACGTTTCTTTCGTTCATGGCGACACCGTTCCTGGTCGGAATATCTTTGCTCGGCTGTACCTGGACAAGAAATGCGAGCTTCCAGTCTCTGATGCCAAGAACATGCGCTTTCTGTACTGGACGAACCAAAGTATTTATCGGACCGGCTGCTGGTATCCGACGCTCGATGATGGCTATGTGATGCTCTACTCGAATGGGGAAACAGAGAAACAGCCTTCGTGGGGGATGCTGCCGAAAGCGCTTATGAATGCAGACGGTAGCGCCGAAATCACAGACCCTGGATTCGATAGCTCAACCATCGTCCAGAAGGTACTGAACCGACGAATAGAGGAAATGCTGGAGAGGCGCAGGCGCGGAGAGTATTGATGTCGGTGACGAAAATAATTCTGTCGATCATGGCGATTGGGTTTGTTGCATCGCTTCTTCCGGCGCCGACTAAAGATGTAGTCCGACCTGGAACCGATCAAGTGGATAATCAAGGACTCGATTTTTCGAAGCCAATCTACACACAGAGCTATGCCATCGTATGCCCACTCGGAATATTGTTTGACACCCGAGAATCTCACGGCATAGCTGCTGCGAATAAAGCCGCAACAACAATTATAGGGCGCAGCAAGGCCATCAACGATGCCGGATGCGAAGAATGGCGAGCTGGCAAAAGGCTATATATCTCCGACACTGGAAGCGACAGAGAAAACACGTGGCTTCATGCAACACCATACAGCGACAGCCCATCTGAATTATTGGTTTTAAGGATTACTCTTACCAACAATCGTGACGGGTCTCCATAGAAGTAATACACCACAAGCAAACCGCCTTCGGGCGGTTTTTTTACGTCGTCTTTCCCTGTCTTAAAAATATCCAAAACAAATTTTCAACTTCACGTTGACTTTGCATTTCAACTTATGGTTGAATATATCCAACGCAGCAAACACCGCAGCGCCCAACAGCGAATCACCTAGGAGCCAACCATGAACGAAGCAACCGCCCAAGCACAAGCCGACAAGAAGTCCATCGGCCTTTACAACAAGTTCAACGTCAGCCGCACCGACGGCCGCGATGCTCCCGGCGAGAAGCACCACGGAGCCGAGTACTTCGTGCTCGACATGGCCGACAAATTCGCCGCCCCGGCGCTGGCTGCCTACGCCGAAGCCTGCAAGCACGAATACCCGGTGTTGTCCGCCGACCTGTTCCGCAAGGAATCCGAAAAGCAACTGGCCGCATCCGAGTACATCACCGTTCCGGAAGTCACGCTGCCGAACGGCTTGGTTGTGCCGTCCTTCCGCTGCGCCAAGTTCCTGAGCAGCCGGGGCCACAACGACACGCCGCTGTCGCTTTTCACTGCCGCGCCTTGGGTGGAAATCAACTATCAGGAATCCCGCGATGCAGCGAAGAACGCCGGCCTGAACCTGATCACCGAAACCCAGTGCCTCGCCATCGCCTACAACATCAGCCAGCAGGCCATCAACTGGACCGGCGGCGAAGTCGGAAAGGGCGATCTGTTCCAAGGCCTGCGCAATGGCGATTTCGAAGAAGCCCAGCCGGCCAACATCGAATCCAAAGACGAAACCGAGCGCCGCTGGTTCGAGCTTTCCAACGGCGAGCGCATCTATGACTTCGCCGGTAATGCCTACACCTGGGTGTTCGACGACGTGCAGGGCGACGAAAACGGCCTGCCGTCGATCATCAAAGCTGACTCGCCCAGCCTGACCACTGCGCCTTTCCCGTCTCGTAAAAAAGGCATGGGCTGGCGTCCGAATGGCCAGTGCGATTGGTCCGGCCGTGCGCTCGTCCGGGGAGGCGGCTGGTGCTCCGAGTCGTTTGCCGGCGCGTTCTATCTCGTCGGCGACTGGCCCGACTACCGCAACGGCAGCGTCGGCTTCCGCTGCACCCAACCCATTGGTCTCTGATCACCGGTCCCGGGTCGCGGCTCTGCCGTGACCTGTTCCACGGAATCTCTCAGGAGAAAACCATGAACAACGTCCATCCGCTTTTCAAAACAGCACTGGCATCCATCACGCCGCGCAAGCAGCCGGGACTCAAGCCGTTCTGTGTGTCGATTCGCTTCAACGGTCAGACCCACGAACTGAACACGGTCGCCTTCACGGCCTGCGATGCGATCACCCGCGCTATCGACCTCTACTTTGATGGCGAGGAAGTGATGCCGGACGACCTGCGTATTGAGGCGCAACCGATGAACCTGCTTCCGGCTGCCTGACATGCAATACGCCGACGCCAAATTCGAACGCCGTGATCCGTTCCCGCATGTGCCTTTCGAGACCGAAGAAGCAGATGAATTTCCGACGGCATCCGAAGTGATCGGATGGACGGTTCTGGCTGGCATGTTCATCGGCCTTTGCCTCGGATTTCTTGGGCTGTAACGCCATGGACTACTTCGAACGGATCAAGGACCGCGAAGACAACAGAGCAGCGCCCGACCGTCAGGACGAGGACTACGCATTCGAGACGGCACGCCAGAAGCGTGTCGATGAGGAATTCAACAAGGAGATCGAAAAGAAATGAGCACCGCCCTTACTACGCTGACCAACAAGCTCGCCGCGCGCCTCGATATGGGCGACGGCTCGGGTCTGGTCGAAACCCTCAAGGCGACTGCCTTCAAGGGACAAGTATCAGATGCCCAGATGACCGCCCTGATGGTCGTCGCAAACCAGTACGGCCTCAACCCCTGGACGAAGGAAATCTATGCCTTCCCGGACAAGAACAACGGGATTGTTCCAGTTGTCGGCGTCGATGGCTGGTCTCGCATCATCAACAGCCACCCGCAATTCGACGGCATGGAATTTGTGCAGGACGAAGAGTTGTGTACCTGCGTCATGTTCCGCAAGGACCGCAATCACCCGATCAAGGTCACCGAGTACATGAGCGAGTGCAAGCGCAACGGCGTTGGCCCTTGGTCCAGCCACCCGAAGCGCATGCTGCGCCATAAAGCCATGATCCAGTGTGCACGCCTGGCGTTCGGTTTCGGCGGCATCTATGACCAGGACGAAGCCGAGCGCATCGCCGAAATCGACATCACCGCGCAGGGCAGCCACACAACCACTGAGCCAAAGACAAAGACGCTCCCGCCTTACCCGGCCGACGAGTTCGAGAAGAACCTGCAGGCGTGGCGCACCGCAATTCAGGAAGGCCGCGCCACCGCCGAGCAAATCATTGGCCGCGCCTGCACCCGATATGCCCTTTCATCTGAACAAGCCGCCGATATTCGCAAGCCGATGAATGTCGACAGCGACGACGTCATCGACGGCGACTTCATCGCTTCCTACGAAACCGTTTCCCAAGGGGAATAGCCATGATCGAACTGAACGTACAACAAGGAACCCGCGAATGGCTTGAAGCTCGCGCCAAGTGCCTGACTGCCAGCGAAGCGCCGGCCATGATGGGCGTCAGCAACTACAAGACGCGCGCCGCTCTGGTTCGCGAAAAGGCGACCGGTTATGTTCCTGAACCCGATGCTGCAGCGCTGGGCCGCTTTGCTGCCGGTCATGAAGCCGAAGCCAACGCTCGCCCGATTATCGAAACCATCATCGGGGCCGAGCTATACCTGTCT